TGTCATTATGGATTTCAAGTTTATACAAGAGAATTGAATATGGTAGAAAGAATGGAGTATGCTTTATCAAAAAATAATTTTAGATTTACAGATGCTATCATAAACCAGGAAAACTATGAAAAATACAATATTCCAACCAGAGCAATCTCTTTAATGTGGAATCAACGTTCGGTAGATACATTTCTTGGTCTTCCTTTTAATATAGCCTCCTACGGTACTCTACTTTTATTACTAGCACAAGAAGTAAATATGATACCCGAACATTTAATTGGTAGTTTAGGAGATGTACATTTATATAGCAACCATATTAAACAGGCGTATGAACAACTCACAAGAAAACCGTATCCAAACTTACCAAAAATAAAATTGAGTAATGTAGATATTTTGAACGGTGAGTTTGATTATGAGATACTTAATTATAATCATCACGACAGATTAGTTGCACCTTTGTCTAATTAACAGATTTATAAAATATATATATTTATTTATATGGAAGAAACAATAGAAGCAAAAAAAGAAAATAATCACTCTGACCAAATTGCAGAAAATCCAATATTTTTTGATGTAAAGAAAAACTTGGATGATGTAGGATGTGGTTTTTGTTTGGCAAAATGGACACAAGTAACTATGCACCTTCAACTAGGTCATACTCACTCATGTCACCACCCTCCAACTCACAAAATATCTGCAGCAGAAGTAAAAAGAAATCCCTCAGCTCTTCATAACACTCGATACAAGAAGTTAAAAAGAAAAGAGATGAAGGAAAACAAAAGACCAGCTGAATGTGATTATTGTTGGAATGTAGAGGATAGTTCTGATAGATTTTCTGACCGAATATTTAAGTCAGCTGAATCTTGGTCTAAACCTTATATGGAAGAAATAAAGGATTTAAGTTGGAGAGATGATTATAATCCAAAATACGTAGAGGTTGCTTTTTCTAATGCTTGTAATTTCAAGTGTTCTTATTGTGCTCCTCAATTTTCATCAACTTGGATGGAAGAAGTAAAAAAACATGGTGGATATCCAACAACAAGTGAATTCAATGCAATGCATTGGATGGAAAACGAGAAGAAAGTTCCAATACCACATAAAGATTACAATCCATATGTAGAAGCATTTTGGAAATGGTGGCCAGATTTATATCGAGATTTACATACCTTTAGAATTACAGGTGGAGAACCTTTAATGGCTAAAGATACTTGGAAGGTATTGGATTATATTATTGAAGAAGAAAATCCAAATAGAAATTTACAACTTGGTATTAATTCTAATATGGGAATACCTGATAAGTTGGTAGATAACTTTATTGAAAAAATACAAAGAATTGAAGATGAAAATAGAGTCAGAGAGTTTATTATATTTACTTCTGTAGATACTTGGGGTAAACAAGCCGATTACATTAGAAATGGATTAGACTTTAACAGATGGTGGGATAACATAAATAAAGTATTAGAGAAATGTCCACGAGTAAACTTGACTCTTATGGTTACGTATAACGCTTTATCTGTTGTAAATTATCATAAAGTTATTGAAGGTGTTTATGATTTAAAAACAAAATATGGTTCTGAAGATAGATATTGGAATTCCGCAGTATTCTTAGACTCATCTTATTTAAGATATCCAAGACATCAATCAGTACAAATATTACCTGAGTCTTATGCTGACTTAGTTTACAAACAAACACAACTAGCTGAATATTTTGCAACACCTGATTTTTCTACAAGATTAGTTGGTTATTCGGATATAGAAATACAGAAACTAAAAAGAATATATGATTGGATGTTATCTCCAAAAGATTTAAACGACTTAATTACAAACAGACAAGATTTCTACCGATTCTTTAATGAACATGATAAAAGACGTGGTACAAATTTTGTTGAAACATTTCCAGAAATGGAAGACTTTTATAATCAATGTAAAGAACTATGTTAAATATTCCAAGAAGAGGGCCTTATATTATCTTACCAGCTCAACGGTATGAATTATCAACTTATGAACCACATCCTGTAATGCAAGGAGATTTTACAATGTGGTGTGAGTTTAAAGTAAATACAGAAGACTCCGGTGAAAATTTTGGTGTTTGTATGAGGCCTGGAATGCATACCGGATTTTGTGTTAAGACAGAATCCTCTGATAAAGCTTGGATAGGTTTTGACTATTGGACTGTAGTTGATGGTGAAAACAAATGGGATTCTTTAGTATATCATATACAAGAACCAAAATCCTATAATGACAAATATTTTGTTTATGTAAAACATAGTTTAGATGAAAGAAGGTTTGAATATTTTATAACCGATGAATCATATAATATACTCGTAGATGGAAAAAGAGATTATGAAGGCACCTTACAGAATTATACAAATACATCTTTTAATTTAGGATGTGGAAATTATCAAAAAGGAATGCCAGAAAAAGATAAATATTTTGCTGATATTAATCTTTATAATCTAGGATTAATTGCCAACAAAAACTATTCGTATGAAGATATTTGGCATTTTATAGATAAAACAAAAAATGATAAAAGAGAATTATCACAACCAATGGATGATTTAGTTTTTTATTTCAACTTTAAAGAAAAGAATTTATATAAAGTGTGGGATTTATCTGGTCATTGCAACTTTGCAGCCAAGAATACATACGAAGATGATTTAATTTAAATTTTAAAATATGGAAAGTAATTTTTTTAAAAAAAATAATAAAAAGAAAACTACAAATAATAATTTAAAAAACCAAAAAGGAAAATTTGGTAACACTAATACTAACTCAAAAGGAATGGGTAAAAGTACGAGTGTAAGAAAAACAGGTAGAGGAAGATAAAATGGATATGGATAAGTTAGTAGATATATCAAAAGAAATACTTGAATTAAAATTAAAAGACACCCAAACACAAGAATCGAAATTAAAGATTCAAAAGCTACAACAAGAACTTGACTTTTTAAGAGAAAAATCAAAAGAAGAAAGAGAAGATATACCTGACTTAGGATATATGGATTGGTTGGACTTCAAAGAGAACGGAGAATCAGCTGAATAAAAAATAATTTGACTTATATTAAAAAATAGATTATATTATAATATAACTTAAATACTTTTTATGAAATTAGAAAAAAATAAGGACAAGCTTAGACGAGTAGTAACTGAGTCAACCCTAACACAATCTGAGTTATCCAAACTTCAAGAAAAATTGGATTACGGATTGAGAAGATTTGGTGGTATTGGTTTATCATCTAACCAAGTTGGTATAAACGAAAGAGTGTGTTTGATAAATGTTAAAGAACCACTTCTTTTAGTAAATCCTAGAATAGTTGAACAGAGTGAAGAAAGTGTAGTATACTTAGAACAATGCTTATCTATACCAAGAACCATGGGAAAGGCAGTTTCAACTGTCCGTAGTAAATCAGTAACTGTTGAATGTGATAATCTTGGTATGGTTACATTCTCACCTGATAGTGATACTTGGAATAGTAACGATGATTTTTGGAATGATGAGGGTATGTTAGAGTGTGTAGTAGCTCAACATGAGATAGACCATCTTAATGGTATCTTAATCACAGACCCTATACGAAGGTACGTTAAACAACATACTAATAAAAAAACTTACGGTAGAAATGACAAGGTAATGGTAAAACTTGAAGATGGTTCTACTGAGTTTGTAAAATACAAACATATATTAGATAACACAGGTGTACTCCGTTCACCTTATTTAGAAATCTTATAATTATATAGATATGGCAAAATTAGTTTATACAGTAGATGAAGAATATAATCGTGAGGCTTCCAAGATAGAACTTGTAGTACCTGACGATATGACTATTCAAGAATTCAAGGTTATTTGTGTGCGTTTAGCTTCTGCTATGGGTTACCATCACGAAACTATTAAAAAAGGTTTCGGTGACTTGATTTACGGAGAAGATAAACCAGAAGAACTAAGACAACTGTTAAATGACCTCAACATCAGCTCAGATAATAGAAAAATTATTTAGTAGGATTTTAGAACAAGAAGTTATTAATCAAGCTTTATGTGAAATCATAGTAGATTCTGGTTTAATTTCTAGAGAAGATCTTGAAATAAAAATTAATAAAAATATTGATTTTATAAATACTACTTATGATTCTCTCAAACCAATATCAAAAAAAGAAAAAGAAGAAGTAGAAATACTTCCTTATTACGGTGACATTGGTGAGGCTTAGTTCCCTTAACTAATTTATTTTTTATGAAAAGATTATACCTTACTTTAATTTTAATACCATTATTTTATTTAATTTTTGGATTTGTAAATAAAACTACAATAACTGATACAATAGAATTACCAATCGAAGAACATATTGAATACTTGGATGAAATTGAAGTCTTAGAAAGATTAGAACGATATGAACTTATACAGGCTCTTATCGAAGTGGAATCAAATGGAAGAGTAAATGCTCTTGGTGATTTACACTTAGGTGAACCATCTATCGGTGTATTACAAATTAGAAAAGTAATGGTAGATGATATAAACAGAATATTAAAAATGAAAAAATCTCCTCTACGATATACATACAATGACCGATATGATAAATATAAATCAGTCGAAATGTTTTATATCTACATTGACCATTATCACAAAGGAGAAGATGACTATGAAATACTTGCAAGAAGTTGGAACGGTGGTCCTTACGGGTATAGAAAACCATCAACTCTTAAGTATTGGACAAAAGTAAGTAACGAATTAGAGGCACTTGAATGACATTTTTATTAGAAATATTATTATTGGTATCTTTGGTAATTATTATAACACTTGGAGTAGCTGTAAGAAACTTACTATTACAGAACGAACAGTTAGAAGATACTTTAGTAGAAACAATAAAAGAACTAAGAGAAAAAATAGAAAACGCTTACGAAGATATACAAAAAGCAGATATACGTGGTTCATTTGAAGCAGATGATGAAGTCGGTTCTGTATTTACTACATTAAAAGATATTATAACGAATTTAAGAAACATAATTTAATATGCCAAAGCCAAGAAGAAAAAAGTCAAAAATGTATTTCGGTACACCTGCTCAAGAAGCAATAATCGAATACAATAAAAGTACAGACCCGGTAGAAAGAAGTAAGATATATGAAACAAGAATAAAATATCCTTTTGAAAAACTTGCAGAAAATGTTTTAAATACATTTAAATTTTCTTATTTTGATGTACCAAAAAAAGATATTCAAACTGAAGTAGTTTCTACAATGGTTGAAAAAATGCATATGTTTAAAGAAGGAAGGGGTAGAGCTTTTTCTTATTTTACTATTATTGCAAAGAATCATTTAATTTTAAAAAATAACGGGAACTATAAAAGATGGCAAAAAAATTATTTGATTTCTGATATGCCACAAACTTGGAATCCTGAAAATGATTTTTATGAAAAAGAAGAAAATAGAGATTACCAAGAATTCAAAGAAATTATGTTAGAATATTGGGATAAAAATTTAAATTTTGTTTTTACAAAGAAAAGAGATTTACAAATTGCAGATGCGGTATTAGAACTTTTTCGTAGAAGTGATTATATAGAAAATTTTAATAAAAAACATTTATATCTACTTATAAGAGAGATGACTGATTGTAAAACTCACTACATTACTAAAGTTGTAAATGTAATGAAAGAACATCAGAGGAAAATGATAAACGAATATTTAGAAAACGGAGACATTCAACAAGTCAAAGACGAGTTTTGGACAAATAATTATTAATAAAAAACGGTTATGGAAAAAAGTTATTTATTAGGTATTTCAGCTGGGTATCACGATAGTGCTGCCGCTATTGTAGTTGATGGTGAAGTTAAAGGAGCAGTTGAAGAAGAACGATTTACTGGTATTAAACACGACAACTCGTTTCCAATAAATTCTATAAATTGGTTATTAAATGAAGTTGGTATTAAACCAAACGAACTATCCGCAGTTTGTTACTATGAAGACCCTCGTAAAAAATTAGACAGAATAGAGAAAAGTTTAAAAAGGGGTGGTATTAAAAATATATTTAAAAGAGGAAAGATACTTGAAAGAAATAAAAGACAGTATCTTGACTTTGAAAAAGATATGAGGAACTTGATTGGTGAAAAAGTTCCTATTATATTTGGTGACCACCATTACTCACATGCTGCTTATGCTTACTACACATCTGATTTTAAAGAAGCTTCCATTATTACAGTAGATGGAGTAGGTGAGTGGGATACACTTGATTTATTTCATGCAGAAGGAAATAAGTTAGTAAAACTAGAAGGTATAGATTTCCCATCTTCTTTAGGGATGTTGTATTCTACCTTTACTGCTTTTCTTGGATTTAAACCTTTGGAAGGTGAATATAAAGTTATGGGATTGGCTCCCTACGGTGACCCATCAGTATATGAAGAACAATTTAAACAACTTTATACTTTAGAAGAAAATAATAGTTTTTCTTTAAATATGGATTACTTTGTTTATGATTGGAATGAGTATGAAATGTTTAATAGAAAATTATCTAAACTATTTGGAATACCACCAAGATTACCAGGTGATGAGTTTACTCAAAAACATAAAGATATTGCCGCTGGTCTACAACAAACATATGAGTTTTTATTTTTTAGATTATTAGATAGATTAAATGCACTAAGACCAACAAGTAATTTGTGTGTAAGTGGTGGTTGTGCGTATAATGGAACTGCCAATGGAAAAATATTAGATAAAACAAACTTTAAAGATGTTTGGATTCCACCGGCACCATCAGATGCGGGTTCTGCTATCGGAGCTTGTTTACATTATTATTACACTATAAATAATAAATCTGGTAGAAAACAAAACAAAGTTCCTTATTTAGGTCCATATTATTCAAACGAAATAGTTGATAAAATATTACAAGACTTTTCAGATAAGGTTTATTTTGAAAAAAAATTAGACACTCAACTAATTAATGAAGTTGCAGAACTAATTAAAGATGGAAATGTAGTTGGTTGGTTTGAAGGTAAATTAGAGTTTGGTGCAAGAGCTCTTGGTAATCGTTCTATTCTAGCAAACCCAAGAGACCCTGATATGAAAGCTCGACTTAATAGAGTAGTAAAAAAGAGAGAAGGATTCAGACCTTTTGCTCCTATTGTAAAAAAATCAGCTATGACTAAATATTTTGACTACCCACAAGATGTTCCTTATATGAACCAAGTAGTTAAAGTTAAAAAAGAATATCATGAAGAACTTCCCTCTATTACTCATGTTGATGGAAGTGCTAGGATACAAACCTTGGAAACTTCACAACACAGGAGAATGTCTAAGTTATTAGATGCACTCGCTAGTATCAATAAATATCCTATTGTTCTAAACACTTCGTTTAACTTAAAAGACCAAACCATGGTTTTAGACCCAAGAAGTGCTATAGAAACTTATCTAAATTGTGATATGGATGTTTTGGTTTTACATAATTATATTGTAAAAAAGAAGATACTCTAACACTAATTATTTAAACCCAATCTTGTAAAAAGGTTGGGTTTTTTTGTTTAGTATATTTATATTCAACGTAATATGTTAAATTATGAATAATTTCGAAATATTTCCTGGTAAAGATTTAAGTGGTCTGTTTGAGGATATATACAAAAATCAAACAAACAAAAAACAAAGAATATCAGAACTAATTGCTGAAATGAAAAAGGTGATTAGGCATGCCGGTGATATGGCAGTTATTGGCCCAATCATTAAAGACTTAATAGATACATCAGTAAGAAATGATGAAACACTTATTAAGATGGCTGCAATAGTTCAACGACTTATGACTGCACAAACTAAGTCAGAAGGTGATGATGGATTTTTATCAGATAAAGAAAAAGAACAATTATTAAGTCAATTAGACCAAACAGTAAATGAAGTTCGTGATGAAAATGATGCTAAGGTTGATGAACTAACTAATGAAGTTGAAGAAATAAAACAAAGTTTGAGTAAGAAAGTTAGTGAGTAAAAGAATACAAAATAGTAATAGTTCTTTTAGTAATAGAAAGACATCTCTTAATGCCAAAAATACCGGTATTGTAATCGATGTTATTTTAGATGATACGAATAAAAGAATAGAAGAATATGATTTTAGTGAAGTAGAAACTAAAAATACAAGTATTATCGGTGGAGTTGTTATAAGAACATTTGATGATATCAGTTCACCTACCGAAACTTTAAAAGTTTATCTTCCAATGATACCTGAAGATGGTATTCCAATTGTAAATGAAACCGTTCAGTTATTTACATTAGGTAGTAGATTATATTACAAAAGAATATATGATGCAAATCTTAACTTAGGAAATGCAGCTTTAAACCGTGAAAAGAATTTTGTTCCAACTAAAGAAGCTGAGAATAATGTAGATTCGTATAGTGAAGTATCAACTACCAAGACACCAAAACCTGAAACAGGTGAAACCGAAGAAGCAAAGTTTGGTAAATATTTTGAACCACAACAAGTAAATCCTTTAAAGTTATATGAAGGTGATAAACTTATACAATCAAGGTTTGGTCAATCAATTAGGTTTAGTGGATACAATAATGCAAGTAACACATTTTCTCCAACTATATTAATAAGAAATAGACAAAGTAGAGAGTTACTAGATCCAGAAGTTAAGTTTGGAACTTTAATCGAAGAAGATTTAAATAAAGATGGTAGTACAATAGCTATAACTTCTGGTGAATATAATATTAATATTAATCCAGGTTCTGTTGATGATGGTGGTAGTAGTCAAATAGATAGCTTACCTGTTAAGTTTGAAAATTACCCTAGTGACTTCTCTGGTGTTGACCAAATTTTTATTAATACAGGTCGTTTAATCTTATCATCTAAAAGTAATGAGATGATATTTTTATCAAAAGGAAACTATGGATTTATATCTGATGGTAAATTTTCAATAGACAACGGTAGTGATGGTGCTGAGTTAGACTTTAATGGTGAGTTTAGAATGACCATGAATAATAACCCAACTTTCATTCTCGGTGGTGGTAATACTGGTAAGATATTCTTAAATACCGAAGAAGAGTCTGAACCTATCGTAAGAGGTGATGCACTTAAAACTGTTCTTGAAAGATTAATAGACGAAGTTTTAAAGTTATCATTTGCTACTCCATCGGGACCTACTCAACCAGGCCCACTTCCACCAAATGTTGGTGCTCTTAACAAAATCAAAAAAGATTTAAGAAATATTTTATCAACTAGAAACTTTACGGAATAAATAGATGTCTTTGTCTAAGTTTGCTTTTAATGTTACTAAGTTTTTAGCAAGACCACTTTTAGGTAATCCTATACAAAGTAAAGAAGAGTTATCACAGTTTCTAACTTTAGAATATGACTTACTCATTCGTAGTGGAACACAGTTGTTCGGTAACACTCCTATTCTTAGTGGTAATACTGCCTTGATGCAACAATCACTTAATGGTGCATTCAATAAAAATCTAGCATCAACATCTACACCATCTTCTATATTAGATGACTTAGGTCAAGGCATTATTTCATATTGGACAGGTGCTCAATTAGTACCAGGACCACCACCAATAATACCGGCACAAGGTTCTATTTACAATATATCATCAACCGCAGGTTTAGTAACAGATCCAGGTCAATGGAAAGTAGTTCCTTTACCACCATTTCCTCCAAATGGGACAGAACCAAAACCACCTGCATCTGAAGTTCCACGTTTATCTTCAGAACAAAGACAACAGATACTACAATCTTCATCCAAAGTTCAACAAGTTTCTAACCAAACACAGTCAAATCAATCAAGTGATAATCCATTTGTGGTAAACTTATTAGGGGGTATTGTTTTACATCTTACAACAGTTAAAGGTATATACAATACATTATCTGCTTATCCTGCTGCACCACCAGTTCCACCACCAATTTTACCTGGTATCGTAAATTGGTCAACATATACCGTCTTACCATAATTTAATAATATAATTCTCATATATTTATATTAAATTAAGTTTTAATATGGATACCAAAAAATTAGCACAATTAGTAAAATTAGTTGTTGAGAAGGAAATTAAACGACAACTACCAAAATTAGTAAGTGAAGAGGTTAAGAAATCTCTATCTCTATTGAATGAAACTACAACTAAGAAAGTTGATAGCAATGAGTATGATGCATTTGAAATGGCAAATAAAGTTTTAAATGAAGAAAGAGAAAATAATGTTGAAGAAGTAAAAGTTCCATCATTTATTGAAAATAGAAGATTATCAAATAATCCTGTTTTAAATGAAGTATTACAACAAACTCAACCATTTTCTTCGGCACAACATCAAGAAGCACCTTCTGTGTTGGATAACTTTAAACAACCAATAGAAGAAAGTGTAGATAAGACATTATCATTTGACTCAAATATGGCACAAGGTGGTGTTGATGTAATGAGAGCTCAAATGGCACAAAAAATGGGTTACGGTGATATGAATAGAGGGGCAAGTAAACAAGGGTTAGGTGTTAGTACTGGTTTACCAGGTCTTGATAGAATTCTAAACAGAGATAATTCTGAGTTAGTAAAAAGGTTTAAAAAATAATGGCATTTGTTCTTGGTAGAAAAAAAGTTAAAGATACCCAAGACTTTGAGTCTTTTGCGTATGGTATATCTTATCCTGTACAAAACGGCCCAACTGGTTTCTTTGAACAAAACTTTTCTTCATTTGACCAAGCAAGAAGTAATTTATTAAATCTTTTACAAACACAAAAAGGTGAAAGAATAATGCAACCAGACTTCGGTACTGGTTTACATGGTTTGTTATTTGAACAAATGGATGATGAAGAATTATCAGTAGCGATACAAAATACAATAACAGAAAATGTAAACTATTGGTTACCATATATTTCAATTAGAGATATAGACGTAGTTATGACCGATGAGTTAAAAGATAGAAATCAAGCAGACTTAAAAATAACTTTTACAGTTGGTGACGAAATTGAACTTGGTGAAATTACTTTCACAGTAAATGGATAATAAATGGCTGAACTAAACAAAATAACAAAAAAACCAAAGAGTAGTAGAGATATAAATTATCTATCTAAGGACTTTTCTTCATTTAGAAATAACTTAATAGAATACTCAAAAACTTATTTTCCAAAGACCTACTCTGACTTTAATGAGTCATCACCAGGAATGATGTTTATAGAAATGGCATCTTACATTGGAGATGTTCTTTCTTATTATATTGATGATACTTTAAAAGAATCTTTAATGGTTCATGCAGAAGATAAAGAGAACGTATTGGCTTTATCACAATACTTGGGATATAAACCAAAAGTAACTTCACCTGCTATATCACGAATTGCCATTTATCAACTTGTTCCTGCAATTAGTGATCCTGTCCTCGTAATAAAACCTGACGAAACTTATTATTTAAAAATTAAAGAAGGAATGATAGTTGAAGGTAATAATTCAACTGTTCAATTTAGAACCACAGAAGCAGTAGATTTCTCAGATAAAACAGGTAGAGAAATAAGTGTATTTAATAAAAATGGTAGTCAACCAACAAGTTATTTAGTTAAGAAATATGTTAATGCAATTTCAGCTACCGAAAGAACAGTAAGAAAAACTTTCTCATCTGTTGAAGCTTTTTCTAAAATAGATTTAGGTGAAAAGAATGTAATACAAGTTACTGATGTAAGAGATTCAGATGGAAACAAATATTATGAAGTTCCTTATCTTGCACAAGAAATGATTTATGTTGACTATCCAAATACAGAACAATATGATAAAGATTTAGTTCAGTTTAAAAACTCTGTTCCAAGTATATTAAAGTTAATAAAAACACAAAGAAGATTTGTAACAAAAGTAAACTCTGATAATTCAACTTCAATAGTATTTGGTGGTGGAACAGAAACTGATGGAGATGAAACACTTATACCAAACTTTAAAAATGTTGGTTTAGGTTTAAACTCCTCAGTAGATAGATTAGGTGAATCGTTTGACCCATCTAACTTTCTAAAACAAAAAACTTATGGACAGGCACCACCCGCTAACAAAGAGTTTACGGTAAATTACTTAATAGGTGGTGGAGTTGGTAGTAATGTTGGTAAAGGAGAACTTACTAAAATACAAAGAATAGAGTTTGATGAAGACCTTTCATTATTCACAGACGAACAGCTACCTCTTTACAGAAAATATAAAAACTCAGTAGCAGTTGAAAATGAAGAACCAGCAGTTGGTGGTAAAGAAGCTGACACTATTGAAGAAATTAGAGAAAATGCATTAGCAAACTTTGGTTCTCAAAACAGAGCAGTTACTCGTAAAGATTATCAAGTAAGAGCACTATCATTACCACCTAAGTATGGTGGTGTAGCTAAAGCCTACGTTGCACCAGACGGTGAATTAGACAACAACTCACCTGGTTCGATACTTGCATCACCTGACAACTTACAAGAGTTTACAGACATCGTTATGAACTTTGTAGAGAAGCCTGATGCCGAAGAACCAAATGAAGAAAATGTAAAAGCAGAAATTAAAAAGTTTTTAGTTGGTAAAACTCAAAACAATGATGAAAAGAATAATCCATTTGCGATTAACTTATATTTGTTAGGTTACGATACAAACAAGAAACTGACTACTTTAAACAGAGCTATTAAAGAAAATGTAAAAACTTATATGAATGAGTTTAGACTTTTGACTGATGGTATTAATTTACTTGATGGATTTATTATAAATGTTGGTGTTGATTTTGAGATACGAGTTTATGGTGGGTATAACAAGAGAGAAGTTTTACTTAAATGTTTATCAGAAGTTAAAAGTTATTTTAATATAGATGAATGGACATTTAATATGCCAATTAACTTAAGTGAATTAGAACTTGTTATTGCTGGTGTTGAAGGAGTTCAATCAGTTCCTAAATGTGATATAGTAAATAAATGTAATGGAGCTTATTCATCTAACTCATATAACATTAATTCTGCTACCAAGAACAAAATGGTTTACCCATCACTTGACCCATCTATATTTGAAGTAAAGTTTCCTGACAAAGATATTATAGGGAGAGTATTATAATGTATTATTTCGTAACATCATCAAAAGATGCAACACTATATCTACAACAACCATCTCAAAATACAGGTAGAGATGAGATATTAGAAGTTTCTAAAACTTATTATGGTAACTTAAAAGATGTAGCTCACACTCTTATAAAGTTTGATACCGACACTTTATCATCTAAGATTTCAAGTGGTGAAGTAACCATGAGTGAAGCAACTCTTTTATTAAAAGAATGTGAGAGTGATGAAATACCATTGGATTATACTATCTATGCAAACATAGTATCAGGTAGTTGGGAGATGGGTATTGGTACTCGTTTCGATGATATAACAAGTGATGGTGTAAGTTGGAAACAAAGAAACAATAATGTTGAATGGTTAGACGATGACTATGCAACAGGTGTAACTGGTTCTCTAAATGGTTATGGTGGAACTTGGTTTACGGGTTCTGAAAGTACTCAATCATTCTCATACGAAAGTACAGACATTAGTATGGATGTATCAGCTTCTTTAAGTGAATGGATAAGTGGAACATATTCTAACGAAGGATTTATACTTCGTCATTCAAGTGTATTTGAAAATGATACCAATGACTATGGTCAGTTAAAATTTTTCTCAAAAGAAACAAACACAATATATCAACCAAAGATAAGAATTGGTTGGGATGATAGTTCCTTCACTACAGGTTCTTTAACTGAACTTACAGATGATGATATTAAAGTAACTTTTAAAAGATTAAAGTCATCATACAAAGTGAACTCTAAACCAAAGGTATTAGTATTTGGTAGGGAACTATATCCACTTAAAACATACACAAATGAGTTTGCTTACAATGATGTTAAGTTTTTACCATCTACAACTTATTATCAAGTTAAAGACGCTATTACAGATGAAGTAATTATTCCTTTTTCAAATTATTCAAAAGTTAGTTGTGATAGTAACGGAAACTTTATAAGACTTAACTTAGAAAATTGGGAAACAAACAGAGAATATTATATTGAAATGAAAGTTGATAGAGACGGTGTTGTAGAATACTTCTCAGATAAAGACTTAACATTCTTGGTAGAAAAATAATGGGATTAGATAACGAATTTTTTATTTCTGAACTAATCAAAAGTGGTTCTAAAGCTATTACATCTCAAAATGAAGATGGAACACATAGGTTCTCTACAAAGGGAGAGAGTGATGGAGTTATATCTTCTTACTTAGAAAAACCAAAGTATAATGAAGAACAAGTTTCGAAATCATCTACTTCAACCGAAGTAACTGAATTACTTAAAACATTTGGTGAACCAGAACCAGAAACAGTTCTTAAAACAACATTTGATAATTTAAACACAGAGTTTGATAGTACCTTAGACGAGTTAGCAAGAGTTCAACAAATCAATATAGATTTACAAGGACAGATTAGTTCTCTTACTTCTACTAATCAAACTTTACAAGGACAGATTGATGCTCTTAATATTTTAATAGAACAACTTAGAAATTCACTACAAAGTATCACAAACCAACTAACTACAACTTTAGATGATAAGAACAACCTTACAGTTGAAAACGCTGAATTAAAAGCAGAGATTGCTAGATTAAAAGCATTATTAGAAGGTAAGATTGCCGAACTAAAAGGTAAAGAAGAAATGATTGCAACTTTACAAGCAACACTAGCTTCAGGTGCCGGTTCTACGGGTGAAGAAGTAGATGGGTTGGGTGGATATATTCAAATAGATGAAACTGAAGTGTATGTTAAGTTTGATGGTGATGAAGTAGGTGGTAATGATGACTTCATAAAATCTTCAAGATTTTATGCAGACCAAAGAGATAATGGTAAGGCAAATGGTAGAGTAAATCAGATAGATGCACCTAATATAATTCGTATTAAAAATGATACTGATGAACCAAAAGAAATGCAATTCTTTGAAAATTGGCTAAACTCTGATAGAGGTCCTGATTATGAAAAATACAAACAACCAATTGAGGTGTTTGTTATAGGAGAAGATTTCGATAGTAAATATACTAATAGAAAACTTAGAAAATTTACAATACCACCAAGAACAGAATTGGTAAGTCAAGTAGTACCACAATCTCCTACATTATTCAGTAGTCCATATGGTATTGGTAGAAAGGGTGGTAAGGTTACAAGACATCAAGGAGATTTTGAAGTAAGAAACTTAACTGATAATAAAGTTAAGAAATTCAAAATGGCAATTAGAAGAGATTATAGTTAATACGGATATTTATAAACATGGCATTAACTAATTATAAAACCATAGAAAATCGTAAAGGATATCTTGTCAAAGAAGATGATAGGAAAGTATTTGAAAGTGGTACACAAAAAACTAACTTTGGATTGGGTGTAGATGACCATATTGAGTTTATACTTTATGATTCAAATGATAATCAACTACCTCAAGGTGATAGTCAATCATTAGTTCGTTATATATCCGTAAATGATGAGAGTAGTAGAAAGTATTTCTTAACGTCAGATAATAAAGAAACAAGAAAAGGTGATGCTCAAGAGTTTATAGTTGATATAGAAAGACTAATTAAAGAAGCTGGTTATTCAAACGGTGTATTTAAAACAAGTACAACTATAGTCAATAGAAGAATTGGTAAAGAAAACAGTGCACAAAATCAATTATGGATACAAGAAATATCACCATCAAGAACAGAGATAAGAGTTCTTCCCCTAAATCCACGTGGGGATATAAATAAAGATTTAGAAAAAAGATATTCGGTATTTACCAGAGATGGTCAGTTCAGAGATGATGCTATATACTTTGTAGACCAATTTATAGAAAAAGTAAAAGTTGAAAATGTTCTTAGAAATTTTATATCTTCTAAGGGTAAAGTGACAAGTGGTCAAAACTATATCAATCTCTTGAAGAGAGAATTTGGTATTAATGATTTTCAAGACTTTGTAAGAAGAATTGAAGAAGATTGGAAAAAAAGTTTAAAGAATTATTTTTATAATGAACCACAAGATGTTGAATTATCTTCATCAATATTAAAAGAAGTAAGTAGAACTAAATTAATTGAAGTGATAAATAAATATCTTCCTAAAAGAGATATTAATGAAAGAAGTATTCTTACCAAAGATGAAATTGAAACATTTGATAGAGTACAAACTCTTTTAAAAACATTACAAGATAAAAACAAAGAGTTTGTATCTGCTGAATTAAAATATAAAGCAGGTGAGATAAGTGGTTGTACTGACCCTAACTCATTAAACTTTAATCCTGATGCAACTATTGATGATGGTTCTTGTAAGTATAAAGAAGATGAATCTTCTGAAGATATTGATAAAAAAGATACTAATGAAAGTACGACAACAGAAGAAACTTCCAAAACTATTTCAGTAAAACTCAAAAATAATTTAGAAGTAGTAGGTTTATTAAATTATCAAATACCAGGTAAAGCTGCATTATTAGAAGATGGAACACAGTCTTTTACTGTAGAACTTAATGAAGGTGAAACTAAAAAACTAAGGGTTTATTCACCGGGTGGTTTACCATTAATTTATGAGTCAAATAGTATTATAAAAAATAAGAATGAAGAAGTTATAGGTACGTTTATTTATCCAGGTTGGGAAATAACTTTAACAGAAGATGTTGTTATTGAAAATACCTTAAAAACAAAGGGTAATAACGAAGAAACTGAAAATACTAATACAGAACAGGGTACAAGTGGAAGTCCAACTGACCCAGCTGGAAATGCAGGAGGAGTTGACTAATGGAAGAAAATCCAGAAGATGAGTTCAACAATGGTGAAAACGGCAACTCCGATAACCCTTTAAATAAATTAGGCCTAACTGTACCACCTGTAAATATTGATGAAGATGGTGTTTTAATTAGTTTTAAAACTACTATATCAGGTGGTGTAATAAAATTAAAAGGAGATGTAGATTCCGAAACAAAAGATAAAGATATAGGAACTGCACCTAATGATATATTTTATACACTTAAACAACTTTTAACACCAAGAGTATTTACTGTTGTTAAGGAAGGTACGATATCAAATGATGTATATCGTGTAACTGCGATTGAAAAGTTAAATGAAAAGAAAACTGATACAGATTTAATATTTACTTACTATGATATAAGTGTAGAAAAACAACAAGAAGATGGAACATTTGTTCAAGACCAGTATATAACACCAGTTCAAGATGGTATTTTAGATAGAGATAAAAATAACTTTTGTAGATTAGATTTTACATTAGAAGAAATACCACCAGAAAAAACAATAGATAGTGGATTTATATTTGAGGCAAATTATCCAGAAGGATACCCTTTATTTTATCAAATAGGAGATAGTGAACCGGTATCTATTCCAAGTGGACAACAACTTAAAGTTGATTATGATATAAGTTCTATAGAAGAAGATTTTGAACCAGGTGACCCAATTGGTACAACCCCACCACCACCAACAAATCAGTTAGAAGAATTACGAGTTTTTACAACTGATAAATCAAATGAGTTTGAAATAAAAAAATTCAAACTTATTTCACAAGACGGTGAGCAGAGTGCAACTAATGGTAGTATCGTTGTTCCATTAATAGAAGAATTAATTGGAAGTATACTAACATTCCAAGTTGATGTAGTTAAAAAAGCACCATTACCACCAACAAAAAGAAAAGTTATTATATCTGGTGACGTAGTTGATGAATTAGTTGGATTTAAATTAAGTAATGGAAAAGAAGGATTAGTAGGATTAGAACAACAAACATTTGAAATAGAAATTTCAGAAACCCAAGGAAATTACATACAATTTTATAATCCTTTTAATATTAGTTATTCTGAGTATGATTTAAATATTACAATTAATAATGGTAATAAAAAAAGAGAATCAAATATATTTGAAACTCAAGAAGAGATAGGTGAAAATGATTTAAATATACTTGTAGTTTTAACGAAGGCGGCTAAAACACCTCCACCAAATCAACCTGTAATTCAACTAAGAGAAACCAATATTGAATATAATCTCACACAAGGAAGAGATTTAAGAATTGATTTTTCAACTAAGAATACAGAAGAGATTGAATACTCTATTGGTAATATTGTTAGAACTATTCCTACTAAATCTCCACTACTTTTAAAAAAGGAAGATTTTCAAAATGGGTTTGGCCAATATATAGTTAGATTTAGGCCTTACTCAAAGTCCGCAGGTAGTGGTGAAGTAGTAAGTCTTAATATAAATGTAGTAGAAAACAGATTTATACCAGGTCCTGATATTCAACGAATAGATTATCCTGCTAATATACAAGGGGAAGATTTTGCTGGTTTAAATATTCCTTTTGATATTGTATTACAATCTATTAATACAAACTATGTTGAGATTTATTCACAGAAAATAACCTCAAGAAACTTATTAGTTCCAAAGGCTTCTCCAAACGGTAAAATTCCACTTAATATAAAAGATGTATTAAGTGTTGGTAAAGTTATAGTTGAAGATATACAAGACAAGATTGAACTTAAATTATTTTTAGTTCCTTATAATACTGAAGCTGATGATATAGCAGACGGTAGAGTAGAAGAAATAGGTATTATATTCGATAGAGGTCTTAGAATAAAAAGAGAAGATGTAGTAAAAGACCTTAGAGAAGCTTTTCAAAGAGAATTTGACACATCGGTAATAGAATTAGAATCACAAAAATTTCTTACTCACCAACTTCACTTAGGAGATGGTAAGAATAGAATTATTTCTACATGGGCAACTGATAATTTAACTTTTGATGATGATAGTTTAGTACTTAAACTTTACGAACCACTTCCAACTGATATTACTACAGAAAAACAAGTTTGGATTTCTAAATTACAATCCATACCTGTAATTGATGAAGTAGAGATAGTTGATGAGGTAGTAAAAGTTTGTACTCCATTACAGCCAAACTTTAATATAGATGTGGTTGACCCGATAGGGTATGAGATGATTGATACACTCATTGCAAGTGGTTCATCAACATCTAATCAACTTATATCAACATATCTAAGTTCAAGTGAATTTACAACTGATGAATTAGGTATTCATTACGTAACTGGTTCTGGTTCAACTGAAGATTATAATTGGAATGATTTTGTAAAATATTCTTCTGCAGAAGAAAGAGTAAATAATTTTTGGTATAAACTTAGATTACTCGAATCGTATGAATCAGATTTATCTAATCTACAAACAGGTACAGAATGGACAGGTTCTGTAGATGTAGTTAATGAAGCCAATAGAGTTCAAGGAAAAATAAATACTCTTAAGGGCGGATTTGATTCTTTTGAAAAATATTTGTATGATACAACTGGTTCTCTTGCCTATCCAAAGACCGGTTTAACACCGGTTGCTTCTTCAACAAGTGCTGGTCAAGATTGGTATTATGTTACTGCATCTGTATCGGCAAGAGAATATGATAGAAACAACTTTGACTCTCTTGTAAATAACATTCCACTTCATGTAAAGAATAATCAAAATGGCCAAGAGTTTGTATTATTCTTCTCAATGATTGGTCAACATTTTGATATTTTATGGCAATACACAAATAGTGTGTATAACATGAAAAATCTTGAACATAAGAAAGATATTGGTATAGCTAACGACTTAGTTTATCATATGTTGGAATCATTTGGTTGGGAAGCCAATTCATCAGTAACATCGGCAATGTTATGGGATTATGCATTCGGTAAAGACAAAGATGGTAATTCAACGGCCACTATGACAGGTGAGCAAAGACAACAAGAGATATGGAGAAGAATACTTAATAACTTACCTTACTTACTCAAACACAAAGGAACTAAGAGAGCATTACATGCTGCAATGTCTTGTTATGGTATTCCAAGTTCACTATTGAGTATTGTAGAGTTTGGTGGTCCTAATGAACCAACAAGAAGCACAACAACAAAAACTACTTTTGATGATAGAACTGCCGCACTTAACTTTGATACAAATGCGGAAATAATAGTCCCATGGAAAGTTTATACAAGTGGTTCTTATTCTGATTATCCGAACTCAATTGAAGCTAGATTACAAACCAATATTAAAGAAGACCAAACTATTTTTGAAAATGAAGGAAATTGGTCGGTAGATATAATTAAAACAACTGGTTCGTTGGCATATCTACAAATGTCTATATCATCGAGTTCCGATTTAGAAGTAGTATCATCCTCAACATTCCCATTCTTTAATGAAGAATATACACAAGTAGTAATTAATAGAGATTTCTCAGGTAGTAATGAAGTAATAGAACTTTATGCAAAAGAAGGTTTTCAAGGTAGAATAAGAAATGAAGCTTCTGCATCTATAACACTAACAACTTCGAATTGGGAAAGTGGTAGTGAGTTAAAAGTTGGTGGTGGTTTATCGGGAAGTATGGATGAGTTTAGATTATGGAGAGTTGCTCTTAATGAACAGAGTATAGAAAATCATACTTTAATGCCAGATGCAATAGATGGTAATTCTTATACTGCATCTACCGAAGATTTACTTTTCCGTTTAGATTTTGAATACCCAAGAAACTTATCAGTTGAATCTTCAAGTGGTATTCCATCAGGTTCAGTATTGAATGTTTCGGTAAGAAATAACTATGGTGAATCTTATGCAACTGCATCTAACTTTCCAACAGAAGCAAGTTATCCTTACAACTACACTGCTTATGATAGAACTGTTGTGGCAAATGTTCCATCGATTGGTATTACATTTGGCCAAAAAGTTAGATTTGAAGAACAAGTTAAGATAAGTGATTTAAGTTATAAATCAAGGTCTACCAAAAAATCATTTGACCAATCTCCAATAGATAGTGATAAGTTGGGTTTATTTTTCTCACCTGTGAAAGAAATAAACATGGACATTTTAAAATCACTTGGTAACTTTAACATAGATGATTATATTGGTAATCCAACTGATAGATATGAAGATGAATATAAAGATTTAAAGACATTAAGAAATTACTACTTTGATAGATTTAATTTAAACTTATATGAATATATTCAGTTGGTAAGATATATAGATAAAACTATTTTTACCACACTTGAATCATTAGTACCTGCAAGAGCAAAAGTTTCTAAAGGTTTATTAATTGAACCACATTTTTTAGAAAGAAGTAAAGTTAAGTGGTCTAAACCAACTGGTTCTTTAAATAACTACGAATCGGTAATAGACGTAAATGAAGATGTTATTGTTTCATCTGATGTGAATAATTATGATACAACTATAGTTGTTGATGAAGATATAACTCTTGTATCTGAAAAATTGGATTATCAAACAACATTAGATGTAGATACTGAAATTAATTTAGAATCTTCATATGATACATACGATACATCAATAGACACCGAAGAACTAATAATTATAACATCTGATGTAAATAATTATGATACTACAATTAGTACAGAAGATAATACTATACTAAGTGGTGAAATCACAACCAACTCTGGTTCTGATATGGGTGGTATATCAATTTCAGTTGATGCAAAAATAGAAGGAACTATTTCATCGGAGTTTGAGTCTGACTCTCAAATACAAGCAGGTATGGGTTCTGAATCTCCATCACAAATAGGTTTTGGTTTATTTGCAAAAGATGGTGTTGCTATTAGAACAAGATATGATAAAAATAATAACTTGGTTCAAGATAGAGTAAAAGTATTTCAAATAACAGAACAATTTACACAAAACATACCACAGAATATAAGTTCTACAGACCCAAGTCTTGGAACAGAAAATATATCAGTCACAAAAACAAGAGAAAAGGTAAGTATACTACCATTTACAGGTAGTGATGGAAATGAATCACCAGACTTAACAGTTGGTGGTAATATTGTTGCAGTTACAAAACTAGATGGATACTTTCCATCACACTTCAGATATGTAGGTGATAGAACAACAGGATTTCAAAATTCATTTAGTGAAGGTTCTAAACAAAGAGCAAGTACAACCATTGATGGTTCTTCTCCGGTTGAATCATTTACAACTAACCCTAATACTTTAAGAGTATCAGATACTGGTAGAGGATCGGGCGAACCAATTCTTGAAGTTGATTGATAGGTTTATTTTTTAAAATTTAACATATTTATATTTATTATAGTAAAATAGGAAACAAACATGGCATATTTAGACAATTCAGAAATTATCGTTGATGCTATTCTTACCAAAAAAGGTAGAGAAAAGTTATCAACTGGTGAAGGTCTTAACATCACGAAATTCGCTCTCGGTGATGATGAGATTGATTATACTCTTTATGAGCCGGCTCATCCAAAAGGTTCTGCCTTTTATGATTCGGCAATTAAAGCTATACCAATAACAGAGGCTTCACCTGACGAGACACAAACACTTAGATTTAAGTTAGTTACTTTACCGAAAGGAACGACTAAGATACCTGTAGTAGAATTTGGTATTCCAAATATTACAGTAACACAGAATTCAGGTCAAGTTACTCTTTCACCAACAACTTCCCCAAGTGGAAACACACAATCAGGATATACTGTTGTATTAGCAAATAAAAATGCTGGTTCATTAGTTGGTTCTGGTGCAGCTGCGGGTAGTGGTGGTATTACAGTAGGAGATGAAATTACTTCAACTGCTGCAATCGAAAGAGGTTTAACTTTCACATTCCTTCCAAATCCAAACATTTCACAAACAATACGAACAACGATAACAGTATTCGGAAACGAAACAGGTGGTTCTCAAACTATCCCAGTTACTGTTACTTATGTTCAACCGACCTAAGAGGTAAGATACAATGGCAGAAATCATAGGACAAGCAGGTGTCAATTTAACAGAAGAACTAGCTAACTATCTAAACGGTAGTAATGGTAATGTAAATTCACAAGAATTAGCATCTATCATTAACGAATATTTAGTCGGTGGTGATAAACTTGGAGCTCAAGGGTCACAAGTTCAATCAGGTATTTACAGAAGATTTTTAGAGAGCGATTTAGTACCTGGTAAAGTAGAAGTAGTAACAACAGGTTTATGGAGTGGAGATACAGGTTCTTTAACTTCATTCTTTACCTCATCAACACAAGCAGCAGCAACAACCGCTGACTATTACTTGAATGTGTATAATGCCGACCCATCAAGTGATACATCAGCTGCAGTACAATATGCAGTTGCTTACGGTCATAGATTGGCAAGTGGTTCTGTATCATTAGCAAATGACGATTCTTCAACATTAGCTACTAAAGCTACTTATGCACAGTATCGTTCAATCTTACTAGACCAAGACCAAACACAATTCTTATTTTACTCATCTTCGGCTGCTGGTACTCATGCTTCTGATGATGTTTATGTAGTAAATGTTTCAAGAGCTAGATATAAAGAAAAATTAGATCCAGGTAACTGGTCATTAACTCTTTCTGGTTCAAATGGTACTCATACATTCATTGATGATAGTGGTAAGAAGTTTGATGATACAGTTGGAAAAGCTGGTAGAGTATTTAACATAGGTTCTGGTTCTCTAAATTTAGGAACTGAAAATGCTTCTACAATAGAATCACTTGTTGATTCTAATGGTAGAGGTTTCGGACTTTTTTATCCAGACCAAGGTATGTTTGTATTTAACCCTCTAGCTTTAGAAACCTTAGTTGGTTCATCTATAGATAGTGGTTCAGTTGGAGGAACAACAAGATACCTAGGTCTTGATTATGATGGTCAAAATCAATTCTTAATACACAACTATATCAATGGTGGTGGTGATTTTGAAGCAAGAAGAACGGAAAATGTTTCTACTTCACACTACTTTGTAAGAGCAACTAATAGAGAATTTAACTTCTCTAACAATCCAACATTCGTAACTGGTAACGATGGTACTTTTGCAGAATCAACATTTGTAAGAGACCCAAGAACTTTTATTACAACAGTTGGTTTATAT